CGTTCTGAAGTTCAGGAGATGATCGATGCAGCAATACGACGACACAACCGTAATGCTTCTATCATTAGTATGTGCGTCGGTTGGGTGGTTCTTGCTTTATTTGCTGAGGGACTTTTGAGATTGGTTGGAGTTATTCCTCCTTTACTACCATGGCTCAAAATCACTCTGAATTAATTTTTTTGGTTCCGTGGTTTGTTCTTTTGGTTATTTCTCTTTCTATGTTTGTACAAGGTTGGATGATTATGAATGCTCATCATGGGTATTCAAAAAGTCCAAAAGTTAAACATCCAGAATTAAACGACGTTAAGGCAGGAGATCCATTACTAGTGGTTAGATTCACAGAAGAAGATTTGCAAGAACTACATCAAAGAGTTTTTCAACAAAAAATGGAAGAACTCTTTGAAGAACCATCTACTTACGAGGATGAAGAAGATGATTAAGACAATATTTGCACTATCACTGATATATGCAACCCTTATAGGGTTGTGGATTTATTGGGGACTTACACACGCTTACTAGGAAAACAGTATGAAAGTAGGACTAATCGGACTTGGAAGAATGGGCGAAGGTATGTCTCGCCGTATGATGAAAGCAGGTATTGAAGTTTGGGGATATCGTAGAAATTATGAAAAAGCAAACGAAACCTTTGAAAAGGGATTTGTTAATGGAATTGCAACTAATATTGAAAGCCTTGTTAAAGTAGTTAAACAAAATAAAAATGGTGGAACACAACCAGGAATCTTTCAGATGGTTGTCCCTGCCGAAACCGTAGAGGAGACGATCAATGAGTTACTACGATATTGTAGTGAAGGAGATATTATTATTGATCATGGCAATAGCAATTTTAAAGACAGTCGGAAAAGAGCAGAACGTCTGGCAAAACTTGGTATCCAATATATTGATTGTGGTACTAGCGGCGGTGTTTATGGTTTGGATCGTGGATACTGTCTTATGGTTGGTGGCGGAAATACTGCGGTCTCCACTTGTTCGCGCATTTTTGATGCACTCTCCCCAGGAATCAATGCTGCCCCCAGGACTCAATTTGACTCACCTATAACTTCATCTGAATATGGTTGGTTGCATTGTGGTGGTCCAGGTGCAGGACACTTTGTGAAGATGGTTCATAATGGAATAGAATACGGAATAATGCAGGCATATGCTGAGGGATTTAATATTATTAAGAACGCCAATGCAGGTGCAAAGTATGTTAGAGAGGGAGATGCAGAAGTCGCTCCAATGTCGGATCCTGAAAGTTATTGCTATGATATTGACGTTGCTGAGGTGGCTGAGTTATGGCGTCGCGGTAGCGTTGTTGGTAGTTGGTTACTTGATCTTACTGCTGATGTGTTACGCAGGGATGGTAGCCTTAAACAGTTCTCTGGAGGCGTATCCGATAGCGGTGAGGGTCGTTGGACTGTTTCTGCCGCTGTGGACCTGGGGGTTCCCGCTCCTGTTATTACTACTGCCCTTTTTGAAAGATTTAATTCGCGCAATCTCGGTACTTTCGGAGCCAAGATTTTAAACGGTATGCGTTATATGTTTGGAGGTCATCATGTTAGGTAAAGCACTTTTATTTGTTGCTATTCCTTTTGTCTTATCAACACTCTATTTCGGAACAAGAGGAGGATACTATGACTCCAAAGACTATAAGGGAAATGGAACCGCACATTAGGCAGAGATATTGGTTTGCTTCATCTTCATTTTCAAGGATGCTTGGAGTAAAAACTACAATGAATGATATGCATATCAAACAGTTTTGTATCGAATGGTCCTATTGGGATGTTCACGCACCTTTGAGTGGTCTAGATGAGGCAGACCAATATTTTTACTACGAGTATAAAAATTGGAGAGGAAGATGATTTTCCATATTGTAGAGACACTTGCATCTAGTTCTTTATTTCTTTTTTTATGTGGATGTGGCTTGACAATCGTGCCATTTGCTGGTATTATGTTTATACATAGAAATAGGTAACCGGGTTTAGCGCAGTTTGGTAGCGCATCTGCTTTGGGAGCAGAGGGCCGGGGGTTCAAATCCCTCAACTCGGATTAATTTTGATTCATCAAATTCAAAATTGTTATGAATAAGAATAAAACTTTTTGCATGGCTCCTTGGGTTCATATGAACATCAATCCTAATGGTGATGTATATCCATGTTGTCTATTGCCCATATGTGAAAGTGATACAAGTATTGATGGTCAAGAAGATAATGTATATGAACAAGAAAATCCATTAAAGTATATTGCTTCTGAATGCGAAGGTCATCCTAGAGATTTTCGTGTTGGTTCATTGATGAATGAGTCTCTTCAGGAGATTTGGAACAATGATAAGATGCGAGAACTTCGTAGAAATATGATGGCAGGAAAAAAATCCAGTTTCTGCACATCTTGTTATAAAGAAGAAGAAGTTGGACATTCTTCTTTGAGAAATACTATGAATAATAATTATTCAAAACATTATAAGTATGTCAAAGAAACTAAAGAGGATGGTACTTTTGAAAGGTTCAATCTTGTATATTGGGATTTTAGATTAAACAATATCTGTAACTTTAAATGCAGAATGTGCGGTCCTGGTTGCAGTAGTGCCTGGGAACAAGAAATGAGAAAAGAATTTGATATTAAGGGGGAGTTTCCAAAAATTGATATGGACATGGTTCGTCATGATATTGAACCATTGTATGATATTGTTGAAGAAGTATATTTTGCCGGTGGAGAACCTCTAATTGCTGATCACCACTACGAAATATTGAACAAACTAATCGAAAAAGGTAAGACTAATGTTCCTATTCGATATAATACCAACTTCAGTACTCTCATATATAAAGGGACTAATGTTCTTGATTTGTGGGATAAATTTGAAGACGTTCATATTATGATTAGTTTGGATGGAATTGGAAAAAGAGGTGAGTTAATCCGTAAAGGATTTGATTGGCAAAAGTTTCTAAATAACTTCAAACTTTTTAGAAGTAGATTTCCTCATAATAATGTGAGAATTAATTTTGTTGTTCAGGCAATGAACTGTTTCCATGTTATGGATGCTCATAAAGAGCTTTACCTCAGAGGAATAATTAAGAGTTGGGATGAATTTTCTTTGTGTATTTTGCATAATCCAGATTTCATGTCAGTTCTTATTCTTGATTCTAAGTCAAGAAAACTACTTGGAGAAAAGATTAAATATCATATAGAAAATTATCTTGTACCAGCAAAGGCACAAGAATCAATTAAACAATACATATCGATTCTTAAACTTTTATCTACAGATAAGAAAGATAATCTAATTCCGCATTTTAAAGCTTATATGTCTGCACTAGATAGTATACGGAATGAAAATTCTTTAGAAGTTTTTCCTGAATTAGAGAGAGTTCTGGGCAATGATTGATACAAGTAGAATTAATGTAAACGGTAAAGTTTTTTGTGTTGCACCTTGGATGAATCTAGATATTCGTCAAGATGGTGAAGTGAAGCCTTGTTGTGTTTCTGAATATCTTTATGGAGATATCAAACAAAAATCTTTATGGGAAATTTGGAATGATGATCCCATAAAGAAACTTAGAGAAAACATGCTTAATGGAGTACCTCATAAAAATTGTGAGGTATGTTATGTTAATGAAAAGGCTGGAAAGAGTTCCCTCAGACAAGACTTAAATGGTAGTTTGTTTAGAGATTATCCTGAATTTGTTTATAAAACAAATGATGATTACTCAGTTACAGAACCTGGATTTGTTCAATGGGATGTAAAACTGAGTAGTAAATGTAACTTCAAGTGTAGGATGTGTAGTGTAACCTCCAGTTCTAGTTTTGAATTAGAACAAACTGGTAAGATTTCTGGAAGGTGGAACGCATCTGAGAAAGCATATGAAGAAGTAGAACCTTATCTAGGTGTTGCTAAACATTTATATTTCTCTGGTGGAGAATCATTAATCATAGATGAACATTGGAAAATCTTAGACAAATTAGTTGAACTAGGTAAAAATGATGAAGTTACTCTTGCTTATAATAGTAACTTTAGTAATCTAATTTATAAAGGAAGACATATTTTCGATTTGTGGGATAAGTTTAATAACGCTGTAGAAGTGCATATAAGTGTTGATGGTGTAGGAAAAAGAGGTGAATTGATTAGGAAAGGATTTAAGTGGGACAGGTTTCTTTCACATGCAAAACAATTTAGAGAAAGATTCAAAGATAAGGAACATACTCATGAATTGCATTTTGATTGTACAGTCCAAGCATTGAATATTTTTGATGTTGTTACATTACATCAATATCTTTATAATAGTGGACTAATGAAGAATATTGATTACTTCTTCTTAAATTTCATGCAAGGTCCAAGAGAAATGACTGTTTGGGTATTGGATAAAAAAACCAAACAAGCTGCAAAAGAAAATATTAGAAATCATATTGATAATTTCTTAATACCGAATGGATCTACTAGGAGTGTAATTTTCTTTGAAAGTCTAATAACTTACATAGATTTGTACCAAGAACAATTATTGATACCAGATTTCTTAAGATCGATGAGAAAGTTTGATAAATTAAGAAATGAAAGTGTTATAGAAACATTCCCAGAATTCCAACGAATATGGGATGCAATAAAAATCAGAAAGGCCCCTTGACAACGGTAAAAATCTAAGTTAAAATAAGTCTAACGAAATGAAATCAATGGAACAATTCACGGTTGAGGAATTCCAAAATAGATTCGACGAACTCTTTAATAGAGTTGAAGATGGTGAATCTTTTAGAATTGTTAGTGAACACGGAACCGCAATTATTGTGCCACACAAAGAAGTTGTAAAAATATTTGAAGATCTTCCTTCGGATGAAGAACTCATACGAATACATACCGACCACGAAGAAGGTACTTGACAAGTTTACTTACCCAAACTAAACTGGGTTTTTATGGGACTGTCGCCTATTGGTTAAGGCCCACTGCTTATAACGGTGTGAACAGAGTTCAATTCTCTGCAGTCCTACTTGCTGGTTTAGCTATCTGGTGAAAGCGCCCGACTCATAATCGGTCTCAGGTGGGTTCGATCCCCTCAACCAGCATGGACAGTTTTTAAACCGTCCATCTTGACTTCTCTAAGTCTAACCCCTATAATAACAAGGTAAACAAAACAAAAAAAATGTCACTCACTGCTAAATTCAAAAAAGATCTTCAAACCCTGAAGTCTGCTGCGAATGGAGAATCTTATCTCGATGTGAAGAATCCGAAACTTTACAAAAAAGTTCGTAGGTTTTATGAATCTAATGGTGCAATGTTTTCAGGTGATCCTCTTGATGATTATGAAATCTTGATGGAATACATTTATAATGATCTGGAAGCTGAAGGAGTTCTTGCATAATGATCGAAACACTCCCTAAAGTTCTTCTTGAAAGAGAAGGATATAGGTTTGTTCAAAAAGGTATCATTGAACTCAATGGTATGCCTGATTATAGAATGCAAAAAAAGGATTCTTATACCAAACGCTGGAATGACATTTATCTTTTTGATAATGGTCTACAATGTACTACTGCAATGGAAGACATTGAGTATGCGAAATGGTTAGATCCAGATCGAGTTCCCTGTTATGTTCGGGATGATGAAGACACGGATGGTCTATAACAGCACTGGTCGGGAGCAAACCCCTTATGTCTAAATCGAATCTTTTTCGATACATTGGAAATCTCCTCCTTCTTTCAGGATATTTTGTTCTGTTATGGGGAGATCCTAAAGTTGGATTACTTGTAAAATGTATCGGCAATGTCTTTGTCGTTCCTTTTGCAATCAAGTATAAGTTTTGGGATATTCTTGTATTGTGTGCTTTCTATGCCGCAATTGAAATTCCAAAATTAATTCAACTAACTTTTCCTAGTTTGGTAAACTAGGTGGTGGAGTCAATGACCCATTCTGACCCCGTTGGTAAGGGTCTTTAAATATGCCAACTGGTGCGGAGCATCTGCAACGGTTTCCTATTTTTCCGTTCGTCAAAAAGAATAGGTGGCGAGCCTGAGTTACAAAGGTGGGTTGCATAAACCCACCTTTTTTAGTATAATATATACTATTGAGATTATTATTTTTGATCAAAAAATGAGTCAATATATTAAAAAGGCACTTGTGCTTGGTGCCGGTGGCTTTATTGGAAGTCATATGGTTCGTAGACTTCGTTCCGAAGGTTACTGGGTTCGTGGTGTAGACCTTAAGTATCCTGAGTATTCTCCAACTGAAGCAAACGAATTTATTCAAGGGGATCTGCGTGATGTAGATTTTGTTCGTCGTGTCCTTGAATATAAAGGAGATAGGGGAAACTTTTATCAGTCAGTTCCTTATCGTTATATTCAGTCATTTGATGAGATCTATCAGTTTGCTGCTGATATGGGTGGTGCTGGATTCGTTTTCACTGGCGAGAACGATGCAGATATTATGCATAATTCTGTTACTATTAATCTGAACGTTCTTGAAATGCAACGTCAGATGAATGAAAAACTTGGCACTACTAAAACTAAAATTTTCTACTCTGGTTCTGCTTGCATGTATCCAGAGCACAATCAACTAGATCCTGACAATCCAGATTGTCGTGAAGAGTCTGCTTATCCTGCTAATCCGGATTCTGAATATGGATGGGAAAAATTATTCTCGGAGAGACTTTACTTCGCTTATCACCGTAATTACGGTATTCCTGTTCGTGTTACTCGTTATCACAACATCTTCGGCCCAGAAGGAACCTGGGAAGGTGGAAGAGAAAAAGCTCCAGCTGCAATCTGCCGTAAAGTCGCTTACCTCCCGAAAGAAGGTGGATCCATCGAGGTGTGGGGAGATGGCCTACAAACTCGTTCCTTCTTGTACATTGATGAATGCATTGAAGCGTCTAGAAGACTAATGGATAGTGATTTTATTGGACCTGTAAATATTGGTTCTGAAGAAATGGTTACCATTAATCAACTTGTGGATACTGCGGCTAAAGTATCAGGTAAAACAGTAGAGAAGAATCATATTGATGGTCCCCTTGGTGTCCGTGGTCGTAATTCTAATAATGATGTAGTTCGTAGGGAACTAGGATGGGATTATTCACAGACTCTAGAAGAAGGTATTCGTAAAACATACGCATGGATTTCTGAACAAATTGCTGAGAAGAATAATGAAAATTGAAATAATTAAAGAACATGTAAAGAATCTGGATGTTAGTCATCTTAGAGATATGTCTCTAAATCAAAATGATTGGCTCCCTGCAGGTCAAAGTGAGTATCGTCTTTATGCTTACTTATCTACATTTTTTAATAAAACTACTATCTTAGATATTGGAACTCGTACTGGAGGATCTGGTCTTGCACTTTCATATAATCCAACCAATAAGGTAATTAGTTATGATCTAGTTGAACAAGGTGCAAGTAATATTAAAAGAGAAAATATTACTTGGAAGATTCAGGACTTTATGCAAGATGATACAATCGACTGGGATAATGTTTCTATTGTAATGATCGATGTAGATCCACATGATGGTTCACAAGAACGTGTCATGATGGACTGGTTACGTGATAAAGGTTGGAAAGGTATCATGATTCATGATGATATTGGACCTGACTGGCCTGATATTCAACTAATGTGGGATGAAATTCCTGAAGAAAAGTTTGATGTTACTGAGATTGCTCATATGAGTGGTACTGGTATTGTCAACTTTGGAAATGCACACGAAATCACAATTGTCTGATGAAAATTACAGTACTCGGTTCTAGTGGGCAAATTGGTGCCTACCTTACAGATTATTTGCGTTCTAAGGGTCACTATGTCTATGAATTTGACGTAGTAAACAATCCTCATGAGGATATGACGCTCATCCCTAATCCTCTTTTGGAAGAAAGAATTTCTGATTCTGATTTTGTATTCTTCCTTGCATTTGATGTCGGTGGTTCTCGTTATCTGAAAAAGTATCAACATACTTTCCAGTTTATTGATAACAACACTCGTCTGATGGCTAATGCTTTTGGACTTCTTAAAAAATATAATAAGAAGTTTGTATTTGCATCATCTCAAATGAGTAACATGAGTTATTCTCCGTATGGTGTACTTAAAAATGTTGGAGAACTCTATACCAAATCATTGAATGGTCTGATCGTAAAGTTTTGGAATGTTTATGGAATTGAAAAAGATCACGAAAAATCCCATGTCATTACGGACTTCATCCGCAAGGGTTTTGAAACTGGTGTTATTGACATGCTTACTGATGGTAAAGAGGAAAGAGAGTTTCTATACGCAGAAGACTGCTGTGAAGCACTTGAAACGATCATGGAAAATTACAATGATTTTACTTCTGAAGACAATCTTCACATCACCAGCTTCCACTCTACAAAGATCCTTGATGTTGCGAACATAATTTGTGGACAGTTTAATTTGATTGGTAGATATGATGTGACAATACAACCATCATCAGAAAAAGATAGTGTTCAAATGGATAAGAGAAATAGACCAGATACTTACTTAATGAAATGGTGGACTCCGAAAACGACAATTGATCAAGGTATCGCTAAAGTATTTGAGGCAATGAAGAATGAGCAAGTTCAAAATTAATCTTTATTGTAACGACTCTCTTCTTCCTTCTACCTCAGATAAAAATACTTCCAAGTATACTGAATGGGTTTATGATGGTTCTGGATCTGTAAGTCTATATGTAAATCAGAGATCTCTTGACATTTTTCAAGATGTCTCTAGTACACCCAAATATATTTGGCTTCTTGAATCCAAACAAATTATTCAAGGAGTTTATGATTGGATTCTCGCAAACTATGAGTTTGTTGCATCTAGAGTTGATGGTATTCTTTCTCCAGATAAAGAACTTTGTGAGAAGTACCCTAAGTTTCAATATGCACTTACAAACGCAGCTCCTTGGGTAGAAGATAGACAGGTATTTAAAAAGACTAAACTTGTTTCAATGATCTCATCAAACAAGTCTATGGTTCCTGGGCACCGTAAAAGACTAGAATTTGTAGATAAATTCAAGGATCAAGTTGATCTTTATGGTCGTGGATTTCGTGATCTTAATAGAAAAGAAGATGGACTTAGAGATTATATGTTCTCTATTGCCGTAGAGAATGCCGTCTATGATACATACTTTACAGAGAAACTAACGGACTGTTTCGCAACAGGGACAATCCCCATCTTCTACGGTTGTAGAGGAGTAACAGAGTATTTCAACGAGGATGGTATTATATTCTTGGATGACAACTTTGATGTTTCTACATTGACAGAAGAACTTTATTATTCTAAAATGGATGCGATTAAAGATAACTTTGAACGTGCCAACAATCTGCCAGTGGCAGAAGATCACCTCTACGAAACTTACTGGAAATGAGTACTTATAAGGGCTGGGAAGCTGAAGAAAAAATTGCAATTGATTATCTTGAAACTTGTCGCAGTGCAGTTGAAGATGATGAAGTTTTTGCAAAATTTAAATCACTTCAAGGATATAAAAATATTCTTGAACACGTAACTCCTCGTCAAGGTTCAGAGTATCTACAACTAGCCATGGAAATGGCTTCAGATGCACTACTTGAAAATTTGGAGGCTTTTAAAGAAAACGATCTTATTGGTACTCCAGATAAGTTTTCTTATCCAGAAACGGGTAAAATCTCTCCCACTACAATTAGATACATTAAAAATGTATTTGAGATGGCGACTCTTCTAGGTGAGTCTCCTATTAGTCGTGTAGTAGAAGTTGGTGGCGGGTATGGCGGACTTTGTAAGACTCTTAGTGTTGTCTGTGATTTTGACGAGTATATTCTTGTTGACTTGCCTGAAGCAGTCAAAGTGCAAGAAAAATATATCAATAACTTTCCTGAACTCGCAAAAAAATGCAAGTTCATTAGTTGTGATGACCTTGAGGAAGTAAAAGATGTAGACCTTTTTATTAGTAATTATGCTCTATCTGAGTGTGATTATGATACTCAAATTAATTACTATGATAAGTTAGTTGCAAATTCTAAGTTTGCTTACATCATTTATAATCTTGTCAACTTTAACGATTTCTATTATAATAAGTTTACCGATAGAATGAGTGAACGTTTTGAGTTTACTACTTCTAAAGATTATGAAAATACTGTAATTCTAGCTAAGGTAAAAGATCAATGAATCGAATCAAAGATTATAGTGACTTAGAAGATCGTATTGTTAAATGGATTTCTGATTACTGTATCTATTATAATATTAAAAGTCTTGTAGTAGGAATTTCAGGAGGTATTGATTCTTCCGTAGTTTCTACTCTTTGTGCTTTGACTGGTATCAAAACCTACGTTGTGGGTATGCCTATTAATCAACTTGAAAATCAAGAATCTCTTTCTGATGCTCATGGTATATGGTTATCTGAAAAATTCTACAACGTTGAGTTTATCAAAACTGATATGAGTCAGGTTTATGATTCATTTTTGCAAACCATTGCAAGTGATATGGGGGAACAGTTTGCAACAAATAAACTTGCACAAGCCAATACAAGATCTAGAGTTCGTATGGTAACTTTATATCAAATTGCTGGATCTGTTGGTGGTATTGTAGTTGGTACTGGAAATAAAGTTGAAGATTATGGTGTAGGATTTTATACTAAATATGGGGACGGTGGTGTAGATATTGCACCTATTGCAGATCTTTATAAAACTGAAGTATGGATGCTTGGAGAACATCTGGGTATTGATGAAAGAATTATTTCTGCAGCACCCACTGATGGTTTGTGGGATGATGGTAGAACAGATGAAGATCAAATTGGAACTTCTTACTCTTTACTTGAGTGGGTTATGGAAAAAGGATTGTCAGAAGATCCTATGTTCCATAATGAGGAAGAAACAAATGCGATCAATGTATATCAAAAGTTTCACATTCAAAATAAACACAAAATGGAATCTATTCCAACATTTAAGCTATGAAAATCGGACTAATTGGAGCGGGAAGACTAGGAATCTGTCTTGCACTTCTAATGGAAAATGCAGGATATGATGTTCTTGTTTCTGACATTCGTGAGGATTATGTAGAAAACCTCAATAAAAAAATTATTTCTAGTACAGAACCATTTGTACAAGAACATTTAAAACAAGCTAAGTATCTAGAAGCGACTACTGATAATAAAAAAGTCATTAGTGAATGTGACATTATTTTTACTTTAGTTGCTACTCCATCTTTAGATGATGGCTCCTACGATGTTAGTTCTGTATGGAACGTCATTCGTGACTTCCAAGAAAGTCAAAATGTTCAAGGAAAAACTCTTGTAGTTGGATGCACTACTAATCCTGGAGATTGTTCGAGATTCCAAGAACAACTTAAGTCTTATGGTGTAAGTGTTATTTACAATCCAGAATTCATTGCACAGGGATCTATTATTAGGGATCTAACTCATGCGGATATGGTTCTACTTGGTGGAGATAACTCTGAAGTTTTAGAAGTTCTATCTCAAATTTATAAAAAAATTCAAGTGAATAAACCAGTTATTTCTGTAATGTCAGCTACTTCTGCGGAAATAGTTAAGATTGCAATTAACTGTTATATGACTACTAAAATTAGTTTTGCAAATATGATAGGACAAGTCCTTGTTCTTTCTGGTCTCGAAGATGAAATTGAGACAGTTCTTTCATCTATTGCTAGCGACACTAGAATTGGTAGTAAATATCTGAAATATGGATTTGGATTTGGTGGACCTTGTTTACCTAGGGACAATAGAGCTTTTGGTAAATATGCAGAAAAACTGGGATTGAAATATAATCTAGGGACAACCACTGATGATTTCAATAATGAACATTCTAAATTCTTGAAAGGTTATTTCATTAATAAAAATACAGAAAATCTCCCATTCCATTTTGAATATATTTCTTATAAGAGAGGGACTGATATTTTAACTGAAAGTCAACAATATAAACTTTGTTTGGATCTTTTAGAAGCTGGATATGAAGTCTATGTATCCGATAACCCACACATCATTAAACAGGTTGAAGTCTTGTTAACCAATCTATATGGTGATAAAATACACTTTGGTGAGCCACCAGAAACAATTAATACATTTGCAATTAAACTATGATTGGATATAATAGGCTAGGAAGTAACGGGCGTCTAGGAAATCAGATGTTCCAATATGCAGCACTCAGAGGTATTGCTGCAAAACGAGGATACGACTGGGTTATTCCTCCAGATACTTATGATCATAAAGATAATTATGGTCTCTTTGAAACATTTAAATTGACAAATGTTAATGAATCCAACATTGGATTTGTTAATGGTGAATACATACAAGAGAATGATCACTGTTTTATTCCAGAGTTTTTTGAAGAATGTCCAGACAATGTGAGTCTTGATGGATATTTCCAAACTGAAAAATATTTCAGTCACATCGCAAAAGAAATCCGTGAAGATTTCACATTTAGAGAAGACTATCTCACTCCTTGCCAGGAGTATATTGATAGTTTACCTTCTAGCCCTATTTTCCTTCATATTCGCCAGAGTGATAATATCGGAAGAGAACAGTATCATCCCATCCTCCCGATACAATTTTTTGAAGATGCGTTGAAAGAATTTCCTGAGGACACTCCTTG